CGCACAGCTCGGTCATCGCCGAACCGTCGGAGACCACGACCGGCGTCCCACACGCTTGCGCTTCCAGCACCGGCAGGCCGAAGCCCTCACCCCACGAGCAGTTGCTCAGCACATCCGCGCAGCCCATCAGCGCGGCCACGTCCTCCGGCCCGTACAGGCCGGCGACCTGCGCGTACTGGTCGGTGAATTGCACCGCATCCTGGATGCCCAGGTCGTACACCAGCCGCATCAGGTTGATCCCCGTGGCCGTCTCCAGCAGGCCGTGCACCAGCAGCACCGCGTCCTTGCGGCGGGCACGGAACTCGGCGAACGCCCGAAACTGCTCACCCCAGCCCTTCCGCGGCGGGGTCTTGTCCTTGTTCGCCGCCACCATCGCAATCACGAACGCGTCGGCGGGGACCTGCAGCATCTGCCGGGCCAGCATCCGCTCCGACTCGGACAGCGGCTTGAACACTGACGTGTCCACCGCGTGCGGCACGTACACCGGCTGCAGCCCAGCCCCGGTCAGCTCCCGCTCGCCGTAGCGGGACATGGCGATCGGGCACGCCCCCGACACCTGAAAGAAACCCAGGTCGCTCGGCGGCACCGGATGAGACTGGATCGGCGCCCACATCGCGGTAGCGAACTCCCGCAGCGGCGCCGGGTCGATCGCCCACGCGTCATACAGCACCAGCACCAGCCCGGGCCCGTCGCCGAACACCCGACGGGCGTGCGGCGCGAGAACATCGTTGGAGTGGGCCCGCATACCCGACGGCAGAACCAGAGTTCCATCCCAGTCCAGCGGCCGGCCGTCAAGACCGTTCATCGCCGAGATGACAACCTCGTGGCCGAGGCCCGGCAGCCGCTTGGCCAGCAGCGCCGTCTGACCTCCGTAGCCGCTGCCCGCCCAGGGCGCATTTGAATGGATCAGGACGCGCATTCAATGGCCTCCCATGAGTCGGGCCGGACCGCATGGGAACGGTCCGGCCCGACGGCCTGTAGGTGGGTGTGACGTGCTACCCGCACGCACTAGCCTGCGCATAACGCCGCAGGTAGGTCAACTAAGTTGCTTTGACCTGGAGAAGCCGGAATGCGTTGTCGGCGAGGATCTTGCTGCTGTTGAACCATATGGCCAAAACGCCCCGCTGCCCTGTCGGGTACCGGTTGGTTGCCCCGAAGAGGTGGGGAATTAGTTCGATGCCCATTCCCACGCGATCTACGATCAGGAAGCGGGAGAAGTCGCCCTGCAACATGACGAGGGCGGCGGTGCCACTGGCGGTGGACATGGTCGACAGTTCGTACTTGGGGTAGCCGTTGAACTGGGCGCCCATCGCCCCGCTGGGCCGGGCGAACGGGTCGCCGGCAGCCGACGCCTGCGCCTGGAACAGTGCCCTGAACTTGTTGAAGATCGTCTTGGACGCCACGACGCTGGCGTTGGCCGTGAACCTCGGCGCCATCGCGTTCTCCAACAAGTACACGTCACCGGCGGCCAGGACGCCGGAGCCTGCGGTCTGCACGTAGCTGGCGGTGCCGAGCGTGGAAACGATACCGGACGGGTTCGGCGCGGTGCCGTTACCGGTGGCGAACGCGGTCGCCTCCTCCACGTCCTTCGCATCCATCAGCAGCGACGTCATCTGCGAGCGCAGCGCGCCCCAGGACACGTCCAGTTCGATGGAGAACGGGATGAAGCCCTGCACCCGGCTGGTCCGCACCGCCGGCTGCGCCAACGCCGGGTCACCGGTGCCGACCTCCTGACCCTCAGTACCGCGGGTGACGACTACGCCAGCAGACGAGACACCGTCCCATTCCTTCCCGGTGATGGTCTCCACCCGGGAGATCTGCCGGAGCGGGTTCACCACACCGTTGGAGGTGAGGATCACCGTCGGGTCGAGCTGGAACGGGACCGCGTAGCCACCCGCCGAGTCGGTGCCGAGCGACAGCGCCCGGGACTCCTCCGCAGTCAGGCCCGCCACGGACTGCCGGCCGAGCATCTTCCCGAACGCCCGCTCGTACAGCGGGGAACCGGTGATGAGGATGCGCCGGGCCAGCGAACCCTGCTCGTCGTCGATGGTGTCCAACAGCGTCGCGACCCGCTGCTGCGCCTCTTCCTTGCTCGGCGCCCCCCGCTGGCCGGTAGCACCCGGGAACCGGCCCTGCTCGACCGCGCGCTGCGCGTACTCCCGGTACAGCACCGGGACCTCGTCGATGTGCCGGGCACGGTTCCGGATCGCGGCCAGGTCGTAGATGTTGTCCCGGGTATGCAGCGCTGGTCCGCTCACGCCGTAACCGCCGCCGGTGGCTGGAGCACCGAGCCCGCCGGCCTGGCCGTACCCGGCGCGGGAGTTGTCCACCCGCTCCGTCTGCTCCGGGCGGGCGTCGTTGATGTAGCGGAGGTACTCGGCCCGCGTGCTGGCGTCGGCGACCGCCCGTTCGTGCTCGACGATCTCCCCTTGAAGCCCCTGCCATTCGGCGCGGGCCTCCTGGGTGAGTTCGGCGCCGCTGTACTCGGCGTCGATCTCGGCGAGCCGTGCCCTGATCTCGCTCTGCCGAGCGACCCGCTCTTCGACGGTCAGCGGCGCCCGGTCGGTGTCCGGCATGGTCCTACTCCTCGTCTGAGTCGCCGGGTGCGGGTGCAGCTCGGCTGTCTGGGTTCCCGGTGCTGAGTCGCGGCCGGAAGTGCTAGTGCTGCTGGCGCTGCCGGTCGGTTCAGCGGCAGCGCTGCCACGACCGGCGAGCTCAGGCGGCGGGGGCTGTGCATCCGGCTCGGTAACGTCACTCTCAGCCGGTGTCACGCTGGCCTCTTCCCGCTGCGTCTGCTCGCTCACGGTGATTGACTCTCTCTGTTGGTTGCGCACACCGACGATTTCCGCGCCGCTGTAGGCAGGCTTGCTGGCCGGACCGTACGGTGTCGGCCCATATTCCCGCAGTAGAATCCGCTGCCGAGTCACGAGCGTCAGCGCTCCGCCGGACAATGGGAACCACGGCCCCATCGGGGGGTCAGACCGCGCGAAATCGCCGGTGAACGACATGCCCATCGGGTCGCCGTTATGGATGCTCGCCAGCACGCTATCCGCTAGCGCTGAATTGTTGTACCGGCTGACCGTCATCAGCCCCCGCTTATCCTGCCTGATCTCCATCGACCGGCCCAACGGCACCGCACCCAGATCCGACGGCGTTCCATACAAGGTCCGGCCGTGATGGTAGAACACGCCCGGCTGCGTCCACTCGAACGCGTCCGGGGCAATCTGCTCCATGTACCGACCGTCAACGTCGGCGATCTCCGCCTGCTGGTCGAACACGGCGGCGTAGGCGAGCACAGTCCGGCCGTCGCCGCCCTTCGCCCGAGACAAGACCTCCAGGCCGTCCAACTGCAGCACACGCGACCGGGCGGCATCGGTATCCGTCTCCGTCACGTGCCCACCCCCACTGGCTTTCCGTTCGGCGACGCCCCGTTCGATGCCGGCGAGACGCCCAGCGGAAGCGTGGCGCCGGCCTGGTTCAGCAGTTTCCGGGCCTCCTCGGCGGTGAGCACGACGCCGACGCCGAGGTAGACCTTCTGCACCATCTCGACGAGGTTGCGAGCCTGCTGCTGTTCGTCTGGCAGCCCCGCCGGCCCGCCGGGAGGATTGAGCTGCACCGACACGAGCCCCGAATGCACGAGCAGGCTGAAATCGTTCTTCTTGACAGCAGCAACGACGGACTCCGGCTTGAAGCCGTCCTTGACGAGAGTCGCGATCGTCACCGCCTGTTTCGACTGAATGTCGGCGACGTCGGCCGCGTCCTCGCGCATGAACGGCACCCGCGCGTCGAACCACAACGCCGCCGGACCAGCGTCCTTCACCGGCGGCGGCGGGGTGAGCAGCACCTGCAACGACGTTGCCGCGTTGGTCCACAGGTGGACCATGGTGCCGTCAGAGAACCGGCGCCGAGCTGCCGAGAAGTTGCCCGCGTTCAGCGCCGACCCTTGCAGGCCCTCGGAGAAGCCCACCCAGCTGGGGGGGACACCCGCAGCGGCGGCGAGCCGCGACTCCGCACGGCCCTGGATCACCGCGTAGTCCATGTCCTTGAAGTTCGAGCCGACAACGACCGGGTCCGCGCCGCCCCCAAGGTACAGGGTTTTCCAGGCGTTGAGCATACCCTTGTGCTCCGCCTCGAAAAGTTCCTTGAACTGCCGGACCTTTTCGATGGTGATCGACGAGTCGAACTTGAGTGCAAGGTTGCTAGTCGCAGCGTTGGAGAAGAAGCGGGCCTTGTGCTCGGTAGCCAGCGAGTCCGCCTGGTACTCGCGGATCGCCGGGGTAATCCACGACATGCCCAGGAACACAGCGTTCGGGTCGGGGTAAGGCGCGTAATGCGCCAGCTCCGTCGGCCCGAACACCTTGATCCTCCCGTAGGAGGTGGTGTGGATGTACCCGGCGACCTCCACGTCCGGCGCCTCGGCTGGGTCCTCGGCGTCGGTCTGTGACCCCATGATGATCGTCACCCGGTCCGGACGCAGCAGTGAAAGCCGGTCCGGGCGCGGACGCCAAACGTAGGCGTTGCCGGCGCCGCTGACGTGGATCTCCATCCGGGCCAGCAGGTCGCTGGTCGTCCCACCCGGCCACGGCTGCTCCAACACCGACAACTCGCCGGTGCCGAACAGGTCACCTGGCTGCGACCCGGTGAACCGGGTCCACTGGAACCGGGCCTGGCTGAACGCCTGCATCCGGGCCAACACCAGCGCGAACACCGGCGAACTACTCGTCACCGCCGCGATCGACGTCGCGCCGACCGACTCCTGGTCGACCGCGCCCATCGTCGTCTGCACAAGCGGGTACGCGTTGCCGCCGAAGGAGACGAACTCGGCCAAGTCATCGAACGAGAACCGGGACGACGACGACTCCCGCCGCCGCAGCCCGGCCAGGCCGGAGCTAACCCGGTCTACCAGCGCCACGAGTCACCTTCACGCCGGCAGCCTCCCGCCAGCCCTCCCGGGCCGCCACGAACGCCCACGCACCCGCGAGCCAGACCACCGCGACGACCTTGCAGGCCAGCCAACCCAGCGCGAACAACGCACCCGCGACCCAGGTCAGCACCGTCCGGCCGGGGTGGATCTCCCGCGCCTGCCGGGTGATGTCATCGACAGGAAGCCTGTCGAGCCAGGTAGTCACAGGAAACCCCTCCCCTCCGATGTCATCCCCAGATCGCGAACGGCTCCGGGCCGGTCGCCAAATGCGCGCGGGTCGAGTGACCCCAGGCGGCCAGCGTCACCACCTCCAACTCCGGCGCCGGCTGATCCCACACCCACCCGTCACCCGCCGCCTTCCGGCGGCCGTCCGCGACCGCCGCAGTCAGCTCCGGCTGGTCGAAGTGACCCAACGGCAACGGCTCACCCGGGCCGACCACGTCGTTGAACACCCGGAACGCGGTCGCCGACTCCTTCACCCACGGCGTCACCAGCGGCAGACCCGCCTTCACCGCCTCCGCGTGCAGAGCCGCAGTCGGACCCCGGTCCCGCATCACAATCGCGCACGGCTTGTGCTCGTCCTGCAACTGCTGCAACCGGGGGATCACCCACCCCGCACCAGCCTCAGCCGGGAGCACCTGCACCACCAGCAGGCCACCCGCCCGACCGGCCACACCGATCACGTACCGGTCCGCATCCGGCCACGACGCAGCCACCGCGAACGCCGGAACCTCTGGCCGGACCGGAGCCACCAGCCGGGACCGCCACACCTGCCGCGGGATGACCAGCCAGTCCGCCGTCGCCGTCTTCAACACCCAGCGATTCGCATACGCCCGCGAGAAGTCGTGCAGGGTGCCCTCGCGGACCGCCTTCGCCAACTGCTCGGCGACGTCCGCCTCGTTGATCGTGTGCCCCAGCGCCGGCATGTAGCTCGGCCACGCGCTGCGGTCAGTCGGGTCCACATCGTCTGGCACCGACCACTCGAAGTAAGCCAGCCCCTCACGGATCCCCATCTCGACCTGCGCCCGGCCGGCGGCGACCTTCTGCTGCAAGTACGGCGAGGAATCCAACCAGCCCGCCGTCGACACCCACCCGAGCTGCTTGTTCTTCCGAGTGATCATCGCCGGGCCGAAGGCCTGCTCCAGCCGGCCATCAATCTGAGCGAACGCCTCGTCGATGTACGCCTCGTCTAACGTCGAACCGTGCCCAGCCTTCTCCGTGTTCGCCTCGATGCCGAACCGGGAGCCGTTCGGGAACCGGATGTGCTCGTTCCCGTTGCCCATCCGCTCCCGGGCGCGGCCCTTGAATGCCCGCGACGTGATGACGTCCGGGACGAAGTCCTCCTCGAACTTCTCCCGCGCCTTATGCCGCGTCTGAGCCGTGTAGACGATCTTCTGCCGGGACCCGAAGAACGTCGTCGCCGACGCCCGGTGCACCGCCTTCGCGAGCAGCAGGATGCTCTTGCCGCTCTGCCTCGGCACAGTCAGCCCAAACTCCGGATAGGCAAGCCGGCCGGTCAGTGGATCGATCTCCAGGATCACGTCCGCGACATACCGCTGCCACGGCATGAACGGCTTCCCGATCAGCCGCGCCACCTCAGCGACCGCACCACCTAACGTCGGGCGGTCAGGACTCCTTGGGGTGCCGAATCTCGGTTGACAGCCCAGGTTCGGGTGTAGAGAGGCTCCCATCGAGGTCGTCATCGTCGACCCCCATCTTGGCCAGCTCCACCAGGTTCGCCCGCAACTCCCGGTTCACTGCCGCGGTCGCCAGCCCGGCGCCCTCGTCGAGGGTCCGAGCCAGCGTGTAAGCCATCTCCGCGAGCGCCTCACCCATCGGATGCGCCGTCATCAGAGCGGCCACATCCTTGCGGACCATCCGCTCAACCGGACCCCTACGACGCGCTGGCACGGTCCCCCACCCGGGCACGGAGGGTTTCGGCAGGAT